CTGCCCTGCTGGGCTCCTAACCCATTCGTCGCTTTCCTCTTTCGTCGCGTCGAATTCACCATTCGCAACGCGAGCGGCGAATTTGGTGAAGCCCGCCGCGGTGAGCTCGGTATAGAGCTGGGTAATTGGGCAGACATGGCGCGAGTCGCTCGGCGTGGCGTAATCGTCGAATTCACCGGTGGCGGCGCGCACCGCGAATGCCTCGTATTTAGCGGCGTTGTGCGGCGTGGCGACCGCGGCCACCTTGCGGAGCTCGGCGGCAAGTTTATCCCGGGTGCGCATCTTTCACCTCAATCCAGTGCGGCCTATCTTGGCCGAGACAATTACCCTTCCACGGGCAGAATTCACACCGGCAGCCCTCGCGATATTCCCAGCGGTAGCCGGGCCGAGGCGTGGGCGTCCGGCGCGGATCAATCACCATTTCGGGAAGCATATTCCGGGCAGCAAATCCGGACGTCGTGTCGCCTCTCGCAATATTCGCAGATCGGGAATTCGCCATTTTCGTTCATGCCGTTCAATCGTCGCTCGGCGGCCGGCCCCTGCTGATGGCGCACCGTGCGCTCCAGCTCGGTGTGCAGCCTGCCATTCTCCTCGCGTAGCGCTGCGCTCAATACAAATTCCGCGTGCACGAGCTCGGGTACCTTGGCGCACAGGATATCATCGCCCAGCGATCCGTCATCCATAAGTTTTGCGGATTCTCCGAGCATCCCGCCGATCTTCCTCACGAGGCCGCGATAATACTCCTCGTTGCGGCAATGCTGCAGGGCGGTTTCGTACCACGCATTGCGCGCGGCGATCGCCTCCTCGATCGTGTCCGGCACCGGGAGCTGCTCGATCAGCTTTTCCACGCCGGCGTCGATCTCGGCCTGACCTGCGATGATCTCCTCCATGATCCGGTCGCCTATCAGCGGCATCACGAGCGCTGCATTCCCTTCTGGCACCCATTGCATCGAGCCGGGCTTTTCGAGCGCCAGATCGATATCTGCGAGCATCTCGGCATTGGCGATGATCGGGATAGGGTCGGGCGTGTAGGTTGCGGCGAATTGCGCATGCGGCATTACCCATACGCCCTCTCGGCAGCTGATATCCCGCAGGATTACATCGCCCTTGATGGCGGTGAGGGGTGATTTGCCGGGCTGGCGGATTGTGCAGCCTTCGATATCGGTGGTCTTGCTTTTGAGGCGGATGGTGGCTTGTTTGGCCTTGATCATGTCGCTCCACCATGGGGGTGGGAGCTCATGGCCGAGGCGAAATGCTTCTACGGTTTGGGTGGGGCGATACCGCATATTTGGGCTCCGGATTTATTTTGTGTGGTCTTAGGCGGCGGTTATCGGCGTTTCCGCATCTCGATCTTTCTCTCTCGGATATTGGGATCGAGGTGGTAATAGATCGCGCTGATCGTGCGGTAGAGGAGATCGGCAATTATCGCGGGACCGACGCCATCGGCCTCGGCGAGGAGGCAAAATTCTCGGCGGGCTGCGCATACTTTTTTGCGCTGGGAGCTGCTACGTATCGTTTCAACCGAGATGCCGGCGGCCGCGCTCACCTTCTCCAGCAATGCGGAGGCTTTTTGATACTCGCCGTCTATTCTTTTCGGCGGATCGATCTGCTCGGCCGGCGCCGGCTCCCATTCCCACGTATGCGGGTATCCGCGCAGATGGTAAAATCCCTTGGATAGGCCCGTCATTTCAAACCGATCGGCCGGCTGCTTGTCGGTTTGGAATGTATAGCGGAATATCTCACCGTGCCACGGGCCACCATGGCACTTCCCGATATATGTTGCGCGGCCGCTCATTTCGGCGCCCTCGGAGTTCTCATTGAATTGCTGCCTTTCCGGCGGCCGTCAGCCGCCATTTCTGCATGCCGGCATAATCTGGCGCCATTGGCACCATTTCGATCTCTCCGGCCTTTTCCATGATCTTGCGCATTGCCATGGTGGGGCCATCGGCCGGGAACCATGCGGCAGGCTCATGCTCGCGGAACCACTCCAGCGCCTTGCGTCTTGCAGGTCTCATTGCATCCGTCCTCCGCTCTCGCCTTTGTCGAGATCGCGCAGCACCGCCCGGCGGGCCTGCAGAGCCTCGAAATTACCCTTCACCCACGCGATCGCGGCCTCATGCGAGCGATCGAGCTGATCGAGCACGGGCTGCAGGCCCAGATCATCCATGCAAACCAGCGTCATCCACGCATGGAGCTCGCTCGTGATCAGCATGCAGGTGAATTTGTCGAGCCCGGCACGTGCGAAATATTCTTGGAATTCCTCCAGATGGGCGCGCGCCTCGGGGCCGAGCTCCATTTCCACGAGGGTCTTTTCAGGCATTGAGCCGCTCCCGCTGAAGGCGCAATTTGCGCATTCCATGACGATCCCCGGTCGCATAATTTACCAGCTGACGTCGGCCACGGCCGTGGGAGTCCAAAGAATTCTTTTGCGGCGTGCCCACGACTACATGGTCGACATGCGAGTTGCAGCAAATCTTATTATCGCATTCGTGGATTCCATAAAAGCCGGTGGGAATTTGGATTCCATTCAACATCAGGGCCATTCGGTGCGAATAGTGAGGCATCCCGTCGACTGTAAATTGCCCATATCCAACTGAGAAGGTGCCTGCTTTCCACGGCCAGCATTTATCTGGCCCAGCCGATTTATCGACATGAGACCAAAACCGACATTTCACCGAGCACCAAATATCGCGCGTGCCTCTTGGGGTGAAAGCATCCCCGCATAAAGCACAAAATCTGCCTCCATAAACTCGCTTCATGTCAAAACTCGCTCGGCCAATCCGGAAGATCATCCGGCATATTTTCCTTGTCGATCTGCGGGCCCTGCAGGCTCCATTGCTCCAGCAACCAGACAAACCGGGAGACATTGCGCGGGATCGGAATCTCGCCGCTCTCAAAGCGGCGTGCGCGTGTGCCCAGCGTATTGCGATTGCCGGTGTAGCCGAGCTCTAGCATAAAACTCACCGGATCATCCGGAAAGAATTTCTTGCGGATGGCCGCGAACTGCTCTGGGGCCATGCTCATGCGGCCGCTCCCTTCTCGGGCTTTCTTGCGCGGATCAGCGTGCGCACTTCGCCGCTCGGCTCCCAAATCACGACGTCACCGCCGGGCACGTCGACCACGATCGGATATTGCGGCAAGCCGCCGTTGCATTTGGCCTTTAGGCCGGCGTGTTCGGCGGTCATGGCGATTCCTCGATATTGTAGCCCACGAGATTGCCGATCTGGCGCAGCTTCTCGACGTCATCACATACCTGCACCCACGATACGATCGCGTGCCTGTGCTGGCGGATAAAGGCGAGATCGGCCTTTCCCTGCTCGGTGTACCATTGCCGCGGCAGCATGTTAGGGATCGCCTCCTGCAAGGTTTTCTTGTTCACCTTGTAGCGGGTATCCTTGCTGCCGAGCTGCTCTCCCACGAGCCACGAGAATTTGGTTTCGCCGGTGATCTGGATCGCTTTTGGCTCCCATTTCTCCGGCCGGCCATACGGCGACGTCCATAGCGAGTCCCCAATCTTCAGCGCCTCGCTCATCTCCCCATCTCCATTTCCTGCTTGAGATCGGCGATCGCCTCCTCCTCGGTGCTGCCGATACCGATCGGATCACCGAGATCGTAATTGTCGAGGGTGGCCTGCCATGGAAAGGGCTGGGCGGCGGCATCGAATTTGGTCACGATCTTGGGCTCGGCCATCAGTCGCACCACCCGGGCCGTTCCAGCTTTTTCCGCAGGCCGGGCGCGCACTGGAGGCAACACCGATTGGCGAATGCCACGCGCACCGTGTCGACATTCTCCCCCTTGCATTCCGGGCAATATCTGGCAAGCGCTCGGATCGCCTCAAACCCCGGATAAGCGATCGGCACGGGGCTGATGCTGATGCCATCCGGGCCCCAGATATTGATCTGGCCGGTTGGCAGGCTGCCATCATCACCACCGCGCGCGAGACCTTGTATTTTGAAGCCCCCCTTTGCGCCAGTGAAGGCACGATCGATCGGCTCGTGCTGATAGGTCGCCGCGAAAATCCAACCATCGGCTTCCGCGTCTTTGCGGAATTGCTCGGCCGCGGCCACCTCTCCACCGAGGAGCCCGAATTTCATGGCTTGCCAGAGCGTCTCATTCCGCTCCGAGACATTTTGGCGCTTGGCTTCATCCCAGCGCCGAGTCCAGAGGTTGCGCATGTCGACGGGCCCAGGCCAATGGGTTGGTTTATCAGCCGGCATTGGGCAAATCCTCCAGCAAAACGAAATGCGTGGGGATCATGCTCCAGCTGTGCCCGGGCGCGTTCGCTTCATCGCGGAAATACTCCCAGCGATCGCCGAACAGTTTGGGCACGCACACGCGCCAGATTTTGCCATCGGTGCAGAGCACCTCGCGGCCGTCTCGCGGGGCCTCGGCGATCGGCTGCAGTTTAACCAGCTTTTCCATCACCGCCTCCTCGCAAAACTATCGCCGCTAGCGCCCCAATCCGGGCACGACATAGGCACCAATTCCTCGGGGCTTTCGCCGTCGACCGGGAGGCCCTTCTGGCGCTGCCAAGCGCGGCGCATGGCGGCGGAACGCTCGGTGCACCACCGGGCGCATTCCGGCAGGCTGTCGCCGGTGCGGGTAGCGCGCTCCTGCGCGGCGGCGGCGATCATCTCGTGATCGATCTCGCCCGTTTCGTGGTTTATCATCTGATCGCAGAGGGAAGGCATTTCTCGATTCTCCTGCCGTGGGGAGCCGGATCGGCTCGTGCTCTTACCTCGCATGCCCCGGGGTTGGTGTCAACCCCGGGTTTGCGTTTTCCTCAGATGGCCCCAAAATCCTCGGCGAGGCCGGCCCAGCCCATCTTCTCGGCGCAGATCGGCCCGATGCCGCGCAGGCGCCATTCGCTCTTAAGCGTGGCGTTGCAAACGCAGCAAATGCCGGTCTCCTGCCCATAGACCTTGGCGGCCTTGGCGGGATCGGCGACGAATGAGAGCACCTGATCGCGCTGGGCCGGCGAGCAGGCCGCGACGGCCATAAACTTGCCGCCCACGATCTTGCCGAGGTAATCCGAGCCCTGCTTGACGTAGAGGGCGCCGGCGTTGGCCGAGGAGGCCTTGGCCGGGCTGATCGTCATCCCGCCGATGGTGATTTTGGGGTTGCGGATCGTGAGGCCGGTGGCCTTGGCAGCGGCATAGGCGCGGGCCTTGTCGAAGGCGGCCTTCAGGCGATCAATGCCGGCCGTATCCACCTGCGGGGCGCTCTGGAGGCGCTCGGTGCGCGCGGCGTCGCGGGCGTTGTCCTGATCGAGCATGCGGCGGCAGGCCGCCAGCTTGCCCTCGGTGAGGCTGCCAAACCGAGCGACGTCGGCGGCCATCTTGGCGGCGAAATCGAACCGGTCTTTGCGGGCCTCGATCCACGCCGCGATCTCGGGCTGCTCGGCGGCAAAAGCGGCCATCGATTCCTGCTCGGTGCGCGCCTTGCGGGCCGCGGCCTGCTCACGGTTGGCGGCGCGGGTCTCGGGCGACGTCTTGAAAGCCTGCTTGCCCTTACCCTTGCAGACAAAGCACTGCCCAACGGTGCGGCCGGACCAGCCGACAAAGCGGCCGGTGCCTCGGCACTTCGGGCAATTCTCCTCAAAGCGCTGCTCGGCGGATTTGAATTCGACCGCATCGGCGCGAACCGGGGCCGTGCGCACGGGGCCGGTGTCGCCGGCAAAGAGGTTTTCGAGGCTATCGTTGAGGGCGGGCATATCGTCATCTCCTGCGGTGGGAGCCGGTTGGCTCATGCCCCTATCTCGCATCTTCCCGGCCATCTGTCAACCCCGGGTTTGCATTTCCTGAAAGGAATATGGGCCGGGGCATTTGCGCCCCGGCCCCCGCGCTTAGGCGGCTCCCTTGATCTTCGCCATCTGCTCGGTGAGCGTCCAGAGCGCCCGGTTGAGCCTCACGTCGCCGTCGACAGAGCGCACCGGGCGAGTCGAGCGGTGGATGGTGCGGCCCGACTTGTTGACCGCATCATAGCTCACGCCACCGCGGATCAGGTTTTCCTGCACGACGTTGAAAACCGTGTGCAGATCGGGCTGGGTGTCGGCCTCGCGGCGCGGCAGGAGGAGCCGGCTATTGTCGATCGGGCTCTCCTCCTCGAAACGCAGCTGGGCCGCGGCGTTCGCAAAGGCCATCCGCTCGTCACGGGTGAGGTTGATGGCGCGGAACGTATCGAGCTGCTCCAGCGCCACCGGGCCCTGCTTGACCACCGTATAGGCGGCATCGATCACCTGCGGGACGATATCGCCCTTGTGCGGGATCGAGACCTTGGTGGCCTCGCCGTTGAACCAGATGGTTCCATTCTTGCATAGCGCGCGGAAAAAGCCGCCGAACAGCTGGGTTGAGGTGGTGCCGTCATGGGAGCCGAGCATCACCACCTCGTACTGCGAGTCCTGCTTGACGATCGGCGCCGAGGCATGGCGGAAGCGGATCAGGTGCTTGGTGAAACCGCGCTTCTCCTCATCCTTGGAGCCGCCCTGCAGGATCGAATAGGGGCGGAAACCCTCACTGCCGAGCGCTTCCATCACCTGCATGGTGGAAACGTAGGTATAGCGCTCCGATCGGCTTTCGTGCTTGTGCTGGGCCAGCACCGCGGGGCAGCGCTGCGCGATCACATCAAGCCCGAGGGCCTCGGTTCCGGTGGCGGTGAGCATCACCGAGCCGCGGCCAAAACGAGCGTGCTTGAGGGTGCCGGAATTCATCATCTGCATTTTACTTCTCCTATCTGGTTGAGCCCCCGATGGGCTCGCCAACTCGTGCAAACTGCCACGGCCCTAATGCTGTGTCAACCCGCCATTTACAAATTTACGCTGGAGATCGGCCGGCATCTGGCACCGAGGATGCCCGGGCTCCGGCCCCCATGCCGGATTCCAGCGTGAATTTGTCTCGTAGAGCCGCGCGAACGTCTCCCATGTCGGCCGATCGATCGCGGGAGCCGGCGCCTGCAGCACCGTGGGCGTGGTGCCAGCGAGGGGCACCGTCTCGAATATCCGCCGGCTGATGAAAAATTCGAGGTGGTGATCGAATTTGGACCGCTCGGCCATGCGCCAGTAAATCGGGATTGTCGCTTTCACGCGATCCTGATCCTCGGGCGGCAGCGCCTGATATTTCTTGAAGGCGTTGGCCTTCGAGGTGCCGTCCTTGCGCTGGTATGGGCCCCAAACGTCGCGCTCGAATTCCTCGGTGTAAGCGATAGCCTTGCGCCTACGTGGTGATGGTTCTTTCTTGTGATTAACTGATGATTCCTGTCCGGCCACCTGTTGGCCGATGGCTACCCCCCCATTTTGGCCGATGGCGAGTTCATTTTGGCCGCTGGCTTCAATGGCCGCGGGTTGCGAATCCTCGAATTTGGCCGATGGAGCCGAGGCGATCAGTTTGATCAGGGAGGTGGCCTTTGTGCCGTCCGCGGCGCGCCGTGGGATCACCTCGATAAAGCCCTTGTCGACCAAAATCTGCAGGCGCCGGCGCAGCGTGCGCACAGGCGTCTCGGTGTCGAAAGACAGCCGATCCTGCGAATACCAGCTCTCACCCTCCTCGTTGGCGTAGTTCGCCAGCATCAAGAGGATCAGCTTTTCGCGCTCATCCCCAACGCGACATTTCGTTGCCCACGCGAGTGCTTGCCAGCTCATTTTTTGCTCCCTTTGATATTTGAAACCGTTTTCACAAATTGCCCCGTGGCACCGTCGCGAATAGCCTCTCGATCGATGAGCCCGGAATCAATTAATTCTCGCATGATCCGTTGAACGCGATCGCGGCCGCACCGGAATCTCTTGGCAATCTGCTGATTCGTCGCGTCGTGGTGCAGATGCAGGTAGCAAAGCACCCCGAGGGCCTCGGCTGATATTCGAGATTCTAGGAGGATCGAGAGAGGGACCGTTGTGGTACTCATAGGAACCTCGGATCATCGTCGGGAGGGGGATCGTTGGACGTGCTGGCCGGCTGCGCTTCCATGGAGCTATCGTCCAGATCGCGCACGGCGTTGCAGGCGATATTGCAGAAAACCTCGATCGTGCCGGTGGGGCCGGAGCGCTGCTTTTCAACCGCTATTTCGAGGCGGTTGTGGGCGCGCAGCATTGAGGTTTGCCAAGCGGCGTGCTCGGGCGTGCCAGCGATCGGCTCGCGGCGCTCCAGATAATACGCCTCGCGGTAGAGCATCCACACCGAGTCGGCATCTTGCTCGATATTTCCAGAATCGCGCAGATCGCCGAGGGTCGGCCGCTTATTGTCGCGCTGCTCTACGCCGCGGTTGAGCTGGCAGAGCACGATCCCGACCGTATCGGTTTCCTTTGCGAGCGTTTTGAGAGCGCTTGTCGACATGCCGATCTGATCATTGCGCGTCATCCCCTTGCCGGGGTGATTCATGATATTGAGGTGATCGACAAACCAGAAATCGAGGCCATCCTTGCGCTTGGCCTGCCGCACGCGCGTGGCGATCTCGGCGGCGCTCTGGAATGGCTTGGGCTCAACCCGGAAAGGCAGTTTGGCGAGCTCCTCGGCGGCATCCTTTGCCCGCATGAATGTGTTTTCTTCGCGCACACCCCGCAAATTGAAATACGTCACCGGGCCGGTATTGAACAAATGATCCGCGGCCATCCGATAACCGAGCTGTTCCTCACTCATTTCTTGGCTGAAAAGTATCCCGCGGTGGCCGGCGCGCGTCATGTTGAGCGTTAGGCTAGTCATCAGCGCCGATTTGCCCATGCCGGGCCGGCCGCCGATGATGATCAGCTCACCCGGGGCCATGCCCAGCGTCTTGCGATCTAGTTTCGCGAGGCCCGTGGGGAGGCCGAGGAGCACGCCATTGGCCTGAAATGCTCTTGCCATGGCGTCGATCGTCGCAGCCATCACACCGGCGGCGGAAAGCCCGCGCGTGTGCGAATTTGAGAGATCGGCCACCATCGCGTCGATCTCCTCGATCGCACCGGTTGCGATCTCCAGCGCCGAGCCGGGTTTCATCTCCGACATGCGGGCGCCGACGTCCATCAGCGCTCGGCGCTTCGAGAGATCGCGAATCACGATCGCATAATCCCGCGCGTTGATGATGGTGGTTGCTTCGGTCGCGAGCCGCGCCAGATACTGGCGCATTTTCATGCCGGCGACGTCGATATCCGGCAGCTTGGAGATGATGGTTTTCCAATCCGCCAGCTGCCCGTTAATCATCAGGGTTTCAACAACCTGATAAATTACTTGGTGCACAGGCTCATAGAAATCATCTGGGGTCACGACGTCGCGGACGTATTGATGCGCCTCGTTATTTACGAGGATGCACCCGATCAGGGCCTGCTCGGCCTCGATCGATACCGGCTCCCATTTTGGCTCAGAAAAGGCGTCCATTGTGTTCCTCTTGGAACACCTCGGGACCGGCGGGGTTGACGTCCAAATGCAGAACGCCTAAATTGTACCCGTTAATTGGTCCGTTGGTGCCGCAACAGCATCGGATCGGAGCCCGGCAGGTGGCAACCTGACCGGGCTCATCTTTTTCCTCCGGAATCGATCTTAGAGTCAAGCGCTAGGGTTTGTGTCCCGGCTGAAGCAGCAACCCCCTCTTTAGATATGCAGCCGCGGCCCTCAAGATAGCGGGATCATCTTTCGCATAGCCGAGTACCGAATTACACGGCGGGCACACGATACCGCGCACCCGATTCGTTACATGGCAATGGTCGACAAACCAGCCGCGCCTGCCCGGATTATCGGTACGGCAGATTGCGCACCGATCACCCTGCGATTTCAATATTAAATCGCGCTCCTCCAGCGTAATGCCATAGAGTTTTTTGAGCGATCCATTTTTCTGCAAAAATTGGTAGCGCTCTGGATGCTTTTCAGCCCAACGCCTATTTCTAGCCTCTGCCTCGCCCGGCTTGGCCGCGCGGCGGTTGCGCGCATACTTCGCATGCTTTTCGCGATATTCAGGCGTTTTATATTTACTCATCTATAGGCGGCATCCATGATTCCCACCTCCAAGAAATTCTGTCCACGAGCGCGGGCCCGAAATGCGACCAAGAAAATACGAACCAAGCATAGGCCACCGTGCTCGTGGATTTCGGGCCCGTCCACCCATCTCTGTGCATCATGGGGAGACGCGCGGTAAAAACTCTCACGCGCGCCAGATATCCAGAATCCAACACCCGCAGCCGCGCTCGGCCGGCAGCCGTCTTTTCCTGCCCAGCCTCCAAGAATGTGAGGGGCAACAGCAAGTAAACCAGCGGGCAGAGCTCGATCGCCTTCTGGGCAAAAAATGCTGCCATCGAAAAAGGGGGATTCATCACGATCGCATCGACGCCGGGGATCGGCAAATCGGTCTGCTGCAGGAAATCGAAATTGCCGGCGTCCTGATCCGGGGAGTGATAGTCTACGAGATCGGTGGCGATCACTTCATGGCCGGCGCGGCGGAGCACCCGCACCATGCGCCCCGGGCCGCAGCTCCCTTCCCAGAGGCAATATGGCAGGCGCTCGTTATCGAGGAGCGCTTGCGTGGCAACCTCGTGGGTCTGGTACAGATCGCGCCCGCGCTCGCTTTGCGCATGTCGGCGCCGGCGCGCCTTGCCGAGACCCAGCTTGCGGCGTCGCTGATCCTCCAGCGATATTACGTTGTGCACGCTTCTACTCCCAGCGCCAAACCGTGATTTCCAGCCTCGGCTGATCGCTATACTGCTTTAGAAACTGCGCGGCGACAATCTGGGCGTCATCCCGCCAAACTATCGGGCGCTTTTCGCGGTCGCCCTTGAACCGGGGCGGGTGCGCGTTCAATCCGTCAAGCATCTTGGTGATATTGTCGAAGTCCGGCTTCCCGGTGGGCATGATATCGCCGGCGAGCGCCGCGGCTCGATCCTTTTTGCTCCAGCTCTTGGGCACCGGCAAAAACGCATAGATCACCACCGAGAGCGGGCCGTCGACCGCGGGTCGATCACCCATGGCGGCGATCCCGGCGGCCTTCAGCGCGTTCTCATACTCCCGGGTTTTCTTGTCGGTGAAGATCGTTGCGAATTCGCCGACAACGCGCGTGCGAGGCCGCCCTTTTCCCCGGGGAGGCCCTATCAGCTGGATAACGACAATTGGCTCTGGAGGTGGGGGCGGCGGCAGCGGCGGGTGAGCCGGCCGGTCCATAATCCCCTGTAAATATTCGTCCACCATCCGATCCCTCTCAGGCTAAAGCCCGCCGCCATTTTTGGGCAGCGGGCCTTTGTATGCCGCCGGGCGCCACTCCGGATCGATAAAAGGGGCCGAGCGCGCCCCTCATACGGCCTGCCAAGATTTCTCTACGCAGGCACGCCTTGGCCGGTTTAGTTGCAACCGCGGCCGGGGTTTTATCCCGCGGCCCTCCACCGGCCTCAGTTTCCTTTCGCGGCCTCGGCGGCCTTGGCCTCCTGCGCCGCCTTGAACTGCGCTCGCGTCATGGGCACGCCGCTCTGCGGCTTGGGAGGCTCGGCCGCGGCCGGCGGCGGAGAGGCCCCGGGAGCGCCCGGGATTTCCGCATCCTTGTCACTCGGCGGCTTGGCATCCGCGCTCGCGGCCTTGTCAGAACCGGGCGAGGGCTTGTCAAAAGCAGCCGCGTCCTTGTCTTTCTGGGCCTGCGTCGCGGCAGCGGCGGCGGCCTTTTTGGCCTCATCCTCGGCCACCTCGGGGTGGAGCGGCTTGATGCCGGCCTGCACTCGGCGCTCCGAAACCGAGTGGAAACCTTCCATATAGGCCGCATATTCCGGCGTGGCCGGATCATAGGCCGGCTGGGCGCCGCCGCTCTTGTTGTTCTCGGAGTCGGCGATGCCCTCCTGCCGGGCGCGGTCTACCGCCGACATTTGCGCCGGCGCATTGAACAGATCGAACTGCGTTCCGAGATCGGAGCCCATCCATTTGGCGATCTGGAGCTGCCGAGCGATCTTGGCGCGCTCGCGGGCCTCGGCCTCCGGCGTGACGGTCGCAAGTGCGGTATCGAAATCGGCCTTGGTGAAACCACCTTCAGCCTTGGCCTTTTTGTAGGCCGCGCGCAGCTCGCCGGTATATTTCGTGACGGCGGCGCGCGCCGCGGCGATCTTCGGCACCCACTGCTTGAGGAGAGCGGCCTGCTCGCGATCGATATCGTCGGTGTTCTGCGCCGGCTTGGCGGCCTCGGCGGGGCTCGCCTGCTGGGCGGCCGCGGGAGCGGCGCTGTTCTTGTTGGCGGCACGGGCCTCGGCCCGATCGGCCGCCGCCGGGGCATTGGCTTTCGCGGCCTCGCGCTGCGCCTTGCGACGGGCCTTTTCTTCATCGGATAGCTTCGGACGTCCGGCCTTTGCCATGGTGGCTCCTATAGGGGTTTGGGAAAGTGGTGCCGGCCCGGGCCGGAATGGGTATTACAGCCCGGGCCGGCGGGCTCACGGCCCGGGTGGGGCATGGGGTTGTTCCCCGGGACCATGACCGTAAACCTCCGGCGCGAGATGCTCCCGCGGGATTCCGGTCAATTCGACAATATCGGGAATTCGGTGGATCGGCACGGTTTTCCACTTGGAAAGGGCCGCGCGCGATACCTTCGGGTTGGGATTCTGGGCCGTTGCCGGCCTCTCGCTCAACATTTTGGCAAGCTCGGCCGGATATGTCACCTGCCAAAGCAGATCGAGCGCCTCTTTGGCGGTTTTAGGGGGCTGGTAATCATCCGGCAATTTATTCATGGCCCGGGGAATATCATGTTGACCCTCGGTTGACAACCGTAATTATTCCGCTACTGTCAACCTTGCATTTACAAACCCGAGCCAATATTGGCTCACCACTGCAGGAGATCGAAATGCAAAAAATGACTGAAAGGCAATTGGAGCGCAGGTTCTGCGCTATGGAGAAACGCCGGGATGCGATCAGCGCTGCGGCGCGCGATCCTCGCCACTCTGCCGCCACCAAGATGGCTTTGGCGCGGGCCTCCGATGCCCTCACCGAGGCGCTGCGGTCAATTCAAGCCGAGGTGGGCCGATGATCGCCCGGGCCCTCGAATATACCTGCTATGCCGTCATTTTCGTCGGCATCGCATTTTTCTGGATCGCAACGCCAATGGGGATGCTGCCATGAGCAATGATGAAACCACCTATATTAGGCCGCACTATCGGCGCACGCGCGCCGACCACAAGCCGATCGATGGCGTGCAATTTTATTCCTATTCCGTGGGCATTCTCCGCTATGCACGCATCAGCGAGGACGGCCAGATCATGACGCTCGGCGCCAGCGCGCGCCTCAATTCATATCGCGGGTACGTTATCGGCCACGGCGTTATCCGCGGATCGGGCGGGAAGGAAAAGCGGTTCCAATCGCAAGACGCCGCCGCGCGCGAGGCCATCAAGATTTGGCGCAAGCTACAGGCCGAAAAGGTGCAGGCATGAAGCGATTCCGCATACTCGCCATCCCGGCGATCCTGCTGCTGCTGTCGATCGGCACCGGCGCCACGCTGGCCTATCTGATCCGCCAGATGCCTCGCGAGGGCGGCAAATCCAGATCGCTTAAACCGGGCGAATTGCAAGAGATGGCGCTGCGCTCCATGGAGATCGGCTACCTCTGCCGGGAAAAGGGCCTCGCGTTGGAAACCTGCAAAGCTGGCTTGAAGGCAGTGCCATGAAGCAGATCAAGCGGGAGCGGCCGCCCATGCCGCCGCTCTCGGTGCGGGTGAAGGTGGCGGAGCGGCAGGTTGCAGAATCAAACCGGTGGGCCTTCGCCGTGTATCAGGGCATGGATTATCCGTCGAATGGGGCTCGGCTTGAAGCCTTGTTGATGGTGCTTTTTCTGCAAAATAACGGGGAGATGAAACCCCATGCTCTCGATCACGATCCGGCGCTGATCCTACGCCCCTACAATCCGCGAATCCGTGACGTCGCCGCGCGATACACGCCGCATGCACACGATCCCGAGGCCCTGATCTACCGGGAAAAGGCCGATCATCAGCAAAAGACCACCGGCCGGAAGCCGGGCGCGGCCAAGACCGTCACCACCAAGGGCTCGGATATCGGCCTGAAAACCAAATTCGCCCGGCTGGAGGGTCGCACCAAGAAACCGCCAAAGCGGAAATGGGCCTCCCGGCCGTTTCCGAAAGGGCGCGGGTTTCGCAAACCCCCGGTTGACAAATAAGCCCGGGAGGGTTTACAAATACTCCGCAGCCGAGAGGCTCAACCAGACAGGAGACAGATCGTGAGCAACACCGACACCAATATCGATTATGCCGCCGAGGAAGTTTCCCGGCTCTCCAAGGACTATGCCGAGCTGGGCAACAGCGTGGCCGGCGTGCTGGCGCGCCTGCGCGATCTGCCCAAGACGATCGAGGATGAGGCCACGCTCGATCGCTATGCGGTGCTGATCCGCGAGGGCCGCGATCTCACCAAGCGGATCGAGGGCTACCACGACATGGAAAAGCAGCCCTTCCTGCGCCGCGGGCAGGGCGTCGACAATTTCTTTTTCGGCCTCTGGGGCAAGGTGGCCCGGCGCCCGGGCCGCAAGCATGACGCCGCCGGCGGGATTGATATCGCTGATGCCCGGGTCGACGATTACATGCAGCGCAAGCTGGCGGCCGAGCGCGCCGAGCGCGAGCGGATCGCCGCCGAGGAGCTCCGCAAGGCGCAGGCCGCAGCCGCAGCCGCAGAGGCCGAGCGCCAAAAGGCCGAGGCCGCGCGCCGGGAGGCCGAGGAGCGGCTCGCCGCCGCCGAGCGGGCACGGAAAGAGGAGAACGCCGAGGCGCACCGGTTGGCCGCGGAAGCGGCGCGCAAGGCCGCCGATGCGGCCACCGCCGCCCAGCAACAGCACGCCGCGAGCGCGAGCTACGCCAGCCAGCAAGCCGAGGATGCCCGGATCGACGCGCAGGCACCGGCGGCCGATCTCACCCGCACCCGTACCGAGTCCGGCGCGATGGCGACCATGGGCACTGTGCCCTATGTCGAGATCGCGGACGTCACCAAGCTGGATAAGGAAGCGCTTTGGCCCTTCCTGAAAGAGGATCATATCCTGATGGCGCTGAAGGCGTGGGCCCGCACAAAATCGCACCGGACTCCCATGGATGGCGCTATAATCGAACTGCGGAACAAGGGCCAAGTGCGCTGATGTTTACTGCCAGTAACACCTCGAAGTTGAGGCACGGCCACGCAAAGCGCGGCCAGCAAACAGGTGAGCACCGTTGCTGGCAAGCAATGAAACGGCGATGCCTCGATCCCAAGCATTCGCATTTCCTGTACTATGGCGGGAAAGGGATCGAGGTTTGTGATCGTTGGGCAAATAGTTTCGAGAACTTCCTTGCGGACATGGGCCCGAAACCCACTCCAAAACATACTCTTGATCGCTACCCGAATCGCTCGGGCAATTATGAGCCCAGCAATTGCCGGTGGGCGACGCGGTTACAACAATCCGCCAATCGCGATTGCACCATTCAAGTCGAATACGGCGGTGAAACCGTGCGCCTTACCGATCTATGTCGGCGCTTAAATCTCGATCCCAAAGTTTTTGATAACCGCCTGCGTCTCGGCTGGAATATCGAGCGCGCCATTTCTCAACCCGTGGGGAAACCAATTCCCGGGCGCCACAAGGTGCCATAATGGAACGCCCGCGCGATCCCGTTTTCATCTGCTCGGGCTGCGGCCGGGGTTTTCTGTTTACCAGCTTCAGCCAAGCGGATGGCCCCTGCCTCGGCAAGATCGTGGCGGCCGATCCCGAAATGCTCAAAAGGAACCTCGCAAATGCCCGACGAAACGACGCAACCTGAATTCACAGATCGGCATGCAATCGCTGCCGAGGCCGAGCGCGAGAGCCGGGCGATCGCCAAAGCGCCGGCGCGCACGGTCTCCAGCCTCACCGAGTCGATGGCCGCGATCAGCATGATGGAGCGGCTCGCCAAGAATGCCGCAGTCGACGTCGCCAAGATGCGCGAGGCCCGCGAGCTCGCCATGGAGATCGTGCGCGATCAGCGGCGGGATGCCTTCCACACGTCCATGGCGGCGGCGCAGGCCGAGATGGAGCCGATCCGGGCCGATGCCAAAAACGACGAAACGAAAAGCAAATACGGCTCCCATGCCGCCCTCGATCGCGCGCTCCGGCCGATCTATACCAAGTATGGTTTTGATCTCACCTTTGACACCGAGCCAAATCCGGCACCGGAAATGATGACGTTCATCTGCGAGGCCACCGCGCACGGCCACACCCGGCGTTATCGCCTTGAATTGCCGGTTGATGGCAAGGGCCCCAAGGGCGGGAACGTCATGAGCCGCACCCACGCCGCGAGCTCTGGCGTCACCTATGCGATGCGCATCCTGCTGAAGATGGTTTTTAACATCGCGATCGATCGGGATGATGACGGCAACGCAGCCGGCAAAACGCCTCTCTCGAATATCGATTCCGCCAAGCCCAAGATCACGCTCGATCAGGAGACCCTTCTGCGCGACAAATGCCGCGACGTCGGCTGTCCCGAGGCCAAATTTCTTACATGGGCCAAGATCGACCGTTTTGAGAATATCCCGGCTGAAATCTTCGACAGCTGCATGGATGGGCTCAACAGCTTCCGGAAATCCTGATGACTGCTGAATATTTCGACGTCGAACAGGGCACGCCGGAGTGGCACGAGCTGCGCCGCGGAATCCCGACCGCCAGCATGTTTAAGGTGCTGATGGCGAATTCCGAGGAGCGCAAGGGCCGCACCACCTATCTGCATCAGCTGGCCGGCGAGCGGATCACCGGCGCGCCGGCGGTTTCATTCGTCAACGAGTATATGGAACGAGGCAAGCTGCTGGAGCCCGAGATCAGGCGCGATTACGCCTTCCTGCGCGATTGCGAACCGATGCAGGTGGGCTTTATCCGCAACGGCATATGCGGCGCCAGCCCGGATTCGCTCGTTGGCGAGTCCGGCATGATGGAGGCCAAAAAGGCCGAGCCGCATATCCTGATCCCGATGATGCTGAAGTGGCAGACGGATAAGAACTATGTTCCACCGCAACATTACGCTCAGATGCAGGGCAACCTGATGGTGGCCGAGGCCGAATGGATCGATCTGATCGTCTATGCGCACCCGAAAATGAAGCGCCTTATTGCGCGCGCGTATCGGGATGAAGCCTATATCCAAGCGCTGGCGACTGAAATTGAGCGCTTTGATTTAGAGCTTAGGCGGCTCGTGCAGAGGCTCAAATAGGATGCGCAAGCGAAAACAGATATCGCGCCGGAAACTCCTTTCCGTGATCAATTACGATCCGGAGACAGGACTATTTTTTTGGCTTCCTCGCGATTATGTCGCGCCGCATATCAACTCCCGCCTCTCGCGCACTATGCCGGGCAGCGTAAATGCCGAGGGATATCTGGTGATCACTATCGATGGAATTCATTACTACGCCCATCGGCTTGCGATCTTCTATATGACCGGCAGATTCCCGCGCAAGGTTACTGATCACGAGGACCGCGATCGCCTAAATAATAAATGGCGGAATATCCGGCCTGCTACGCGCGGCCAAAACCAAGCAAACCGTGGCCCGAATATCAACAGCTCTACCGGCATAAAGGGCGTTCATCCCTGCAATATGGGTTATCGCGCTGTATTCCGCGGGGAAATCTTGGGATATGGCGATACGCCAGAATCCATCGCGCATCTCTATGTGGAAGCGGAGCGAAAATTTTTCGGTGAATTCTCAGGTGCAAAATGAAGATCGAGCCCGTGGGCTTTTTGTGGGACGGCCGAGCGATGATCCCGCTCGATCGTTTCCGCACGCTCGCTGGCCGGCAATTCCGCCCCGGGCGCGAATACGCCCTGATCCCGCATCAGGAACGATC